TTACGATAGGAGGCAGTTATGAGTAGATGCAGAATGGATTCAACTTGCGGAGATACAATTGCTGAAAAAGGTTATCTTAAAACCCAGATAGAAAAATGGGAAACGATATCCGATGAACTATCTTCAACAGTTAGTCGCGTCAATGATGAGACTAAAGTTATCAAGTACAACGATGTTCCTAGTAACATTTACTTGAAGGTTGAAAGTATTGTTGAGGAGTTGAAACTTTCCGATGAACAGAAAAAGGAACTTGAATCTAATCTTGAATATCAAGTTCGCCAAGTTCGTGAGGCAATTAACAACCTTGAGTCTGAAATCTACAAACTGGTAGAACCATTTGAAGAGTTACAAAGGGATGCTGAAAATAAGAAAGATGATTTTGAGTACGAACTTGATGACTTGGAGTGGGAACTAGAACAAGCTTCATAGAATCATAGGCGAATACAGAATGCCTGCTAAAGTCTGTATAGGTTGATGACCGAACATCCACGAGGGGAATGAAAACGCCCCTCAACCTTTTTATATACAGGATGAATTTTTATGAGTAAATTGCAAGAAATCGCAGAAGAGATAAGTAATTGGCCAGATGAGAAAGAACCGATGGCTCGTAACATCTTGGATGCATATCAGTTCATAAATAGTATGCTTGACCCAGAAAAGTTTGGTCACGCAGTCTCGGCAGAAGTTCGTGACAGCGCAAGAGAAGTTCTGGGTATGCCTAAGGTTGAACAAGCAATATACGGAATGGACATATTTCCAGAACCTTTAATTAAGATTGCGGATGAGTGAAGAACGAGATTATAAACAACTAGACTTTTTTCTAGAAGAAGAGAAAGAGGAGATAGAGTTGACCGAACCGAAGTTTGCTCCCGAAGAAGTAGAAAAATCAAATCGCATATTCAAATCTGCTACACCGAAGTATGATATTAGTTGGTATGTAAAATGGGTTTCTTCTATTTTAATCTTGATTGCGCTCACGATAAGAGCTGCTGATTACCCACGCATATATGATATGTGGTTTGGGTTTTTTGGTATGATTGGTTGGACATATGTTGGAATACTATGGAAGGATAGAGCGATTATTATCATGAATGTTATCAGTACTGCCCTTCTTCTCATAGGTCTACTATCACACTACAGGGGAAGTTTTTAATGCCAATATACGAAATAGAAAATACAGAAACGGGCGAAATCTTTGAAGTCATGATGAAAATATCTGACAAGGAAGGAATGCTACAAAAGAACCCACATTTCCGTCAAGTACCACAAGCACCGAACATTAATAAAGGTGGAGTTGGTGACAGGGTAAGACCCGATGGTGGATTTAAAGAGGTGTTGTCCAAGATATCGGATGCTAATCCAACATCAGCATTGGCACAGGATTTTGGTAAGAAGGATGCGAAATCAGTTGCCCAGAGGAATGTAGCGAAGAAAGTGCGAGATAGTATCTTGAAAACTTGATGTTTAAAAAGATAGTAAAAAGTTATATAAATAAAGGGGGACAATAAAGTCCCCTTTTTAATTATGAGGTAAATTATGTCGAAAGAAATAAAAAGAGTTCTTGATGGTGAAGAATTTGTAATTGCTCCCCCAGAAGAATTAGGTTTAGAAGAACAAAAACTCAATCCTTTGTTGATGAGTGATGACCAATTGTATGATGAAGACTTGGACGCTGAAACTGTCAAAGCATTATCACATGCATTGGAACTTGACTACATAGAGAAATGGAAAGTTTTTGCACAAATGAAACTCCTAGAAAGAAACTTTGCAGTCGCAGAGCAGGCTAGAGTTGCTTTGCGTGACCAATTAGTCACAGCAAATGCCAATGTACAGATACTTCTAAGAAACTATGAAGAGAAAAAGATTGGTCTTGACTACGAACTAGCAGAGAAATTAAAAGCTAAAGAAGAATTGAAGGCAGTCCGTGCTGAATTAAGGTCGCTCAAAAAAGGTGGCGATTCTTCAAGTAAAAATAGCGGTAAAAATAAACCCGAGCCAGAGACCGCCTGAAGGATTTTTTATAAATAGTGTAAAACAACATGTTTATGGAAAGAGTTAATGGTCGGATTTTTATCATACTTAAACGAGGATGCACAGGGTAAGAACCTACATCTAGAACATCTAGAGGACGAAATATTAAATTTCGGGATAGGTGGTGCTCGTGGTGCAATTAATTTCCTACAGGCATTAAGAGATATGCTGTCGGGAAGTTCTCGTTCATCCGTAAATATGACAGTTAAGTGGGATGGCGCTCCCGCTATATTCGCTGGTGTAGACCCTAGTGATGGCAAATTCTTCGTTGCTAAAAAGTCTGTATTTAATAAGACTCCATTACTTTATAAATCCACTCAAGAAATAAACCAAGATAGTAAATTACCACAAGCTCTTAAACCCGCCTTTACAATCGCGTTACAAGAATTCAGTAAACTTGGCATCAAGGGTGTATTACAGGGTGACCTCATGTTCACATCTGGTTCTCTTGAAACCGAGACCATTGATGATGAGAGATATACCACATTTCAACCAAACACAATAGTGTATGCAGTTCCCCGAATGTCTGACTTAGATAAACAAATGAGGTCTGCTAAGATTGGTGTTGTTTGGCACACAACATATACTGGTAATACATTACAAAGTATGAAGGCATCTTTTGGTGTAAACATTAGTGGTCTCAGAAAAACAAAAAATGTCTGGATGGATGATGCTAGTTATAGGGATACTAGTGGGACTTCTACATTCACTAAAGCAGAAACCGCTGCCGTGACTACCAAACTATCACAATGTGGTAGAATATTCAAACAAATAAATTCAGCACAGTTGGGCAGATTCTTAAAATTTCAAAATGGGTTTACTGGCAAAATGGTTGGCGCCAATATCAAAACCTATAACAATTCAAAAGTAAAAGTTGGTGCAAAAATAACTAATGTATCTGGACATGTTTCTGGATACGCGAAGTGGGTAGAAGACAAATTTGATATAGAGATAAATAAGTTAAAAACGGAGAATACCAGAAGTAAACTAGAAAGAAGGAAGAAAGAAACTCTAAGAGAACTTTCTCAGTATACTGCTCTTTTAACTAATGTTATTAATTTTCAAAACTCTATGGTAGAAGCGAAAATGATAATAGTCAGTAAGTTAAATAGAGTGAAACAGTTGATGGATACTTTTGTCAGAACGAAACAAGGATTTAAAGTTACAAATCCAGAAGGATATGTTGCTATTGATAGGGTGTCTGGTAATGCTGTTAAACTAGTAGACAGAATGGAATTTAGTTATAATAATTTTACTGCAATTAAGGCGTGGGATAGATGAAAACATTAGTATATGCATTTGGAAGGATGAACCCGCCTACTGCTGGTCATGGAAAACTTGTACAGAAGGTAAAACAACTTGCTCAAAGGGAAAGGGCAGACCACCTTATTGTAGTTAGTCACAGTCAAGATAAACATAAGAACCCATTGACCCCACAGAAAAAAGTTTCCCACCTCAAAAAGATGTTCCCACAAACAAAATTTAAAGCATCTGATAGAGTCAATCCAAATTTTATAAAACAATTAGGTCTACTGACAGGGAAGTACGATAAGGTTATCATGGTTGCTGGTTCAGATAGGGTACAGGAATTCCAGAGGATACTGGATAGATACAATGGTAAGGATTTTAAATTTGATGAAATAGATGTAATCTCTGCTGGACAAAGAGACCCAGACGCAGAAGGCGTGACAGGTATAAGTGCTAGTAAGATGAGACTATTCGCCAAGAACAATGATTTTAACTCATTCAAAAGAGGGTTACCCGCTGGTTATAGTGGGTCTCAAGCTTTATTCAAAGATGTGAAGAGTGGGATGGAGTTAAAGGAAGATAAACACTACACTTTTTCACAATTTTTAAGAGGATAAAATATGTCAGAATATTTAAAGGGGTTACTACCCACAAATGGTTTGGAATTTGACAACTCCACCGCACCACATGGTGAAGGTAAATGGGGATTATTTGGATACAAAGAAAATGGGCCAGGCATTTCAGAACCCCATGAGTTACCAGATGAATACTATGAAGAAGTTGCACAACGCGAGGAACTTCTTGAACAATTGAAAATAGATGAAGGAGTAAAATATGAAATCTACCTTGACCACCTCGGCCTTGCCACCTGTGGCATCGGTCACCTCATTCTCGAAACAGACCCAGAATCAAAACTGGAAGTCGGGGACGAAATCTCAGAAGAAAGAGTCGTTGAACTCTTCCAAAAAGATGTCGGAAATGCCTGCCGAGACTGTGTTAACTTATACGGCTGGTCTGGATTTTGTGAGTGGCCTGCCGAAGTCCAGAATATCTGTATTAATATGATGTTCAATATGGGATTTGGGAGATTGCAAAAATTCAAAAAAATGCATGAAGGATTGGAATCACAGGATTGGGAGACAGCTGCCAAAGAAGGACGCGACTCTAAGTGGTACAAACAGGTTACTAATCGAGCAGAACGCTTGATGTCTAAGTTAGAAAACATTTAAGGGAATAATGGGGATCGGAAATGGAATTTATTCTAGAGTTAGCTATGACTTTTTGGATGTGGACTGTATTAATAGGAATTATATTAAGCGGTTGGATTATAGACAAACTAGACATGAGGGAAGAGACAAGGAATTCATTTTCAATGAAAGAAATGCCAGTCTTAAAACCGATTGTTATAGAAACAAAGGGTAAGGGGTTTTGGAAGTCAATGCTTCATTGGTTCTTATCTACAAGAAATTGGGAGTTAACAAAAGATTGGAACTACACGATAAACGATGTTGAGTATGTTGTTCCAAAAGGATTTCAGTTTGATGGTGCTAGTATCCCAAAGTTTCTAAGAGCATTTTTCTCTCCAGTAGGGATAATGTTGATTGGTGGGTTAGTCCATGATTATGGATATAAATATGAGACACTACTACTCAAAGGTAAGAAGAAAACTATAGGTATAAAAACTCAAAAGTGGATGGATGAAGTGTTCAAAGATATTAATATAAATGTTAATGGATTCTATGTATTTAATCTTCTTTCTTATTACTCTTTAAGATTAGCAGGGTTTATCGCGTGGAATGGACATCGAAAAAGAAATCTGTTACCAGATGTAAAATAAATTAGGAAATATTATGGATGAGAATAAACTATTTGAATTGTATGAACAAAAACTAAGGGAACTAAACTCCCTACGCGATGGGGGACATTTAGCACCCGATGAATACCGCGAACTAGTTAAAGACTTTACAGATGTAGAGGCAATAAAAGCAGATATTGAACATGAAGACTTAAAAATATTTGCAGAAATGATAGTAAACAGCCTTAAACCACTAGTTCAAAAATTATAAATAGTGGTGTTATGGAAAAGACATTTGCAGACTTTATAGATTTACCCGAGCTTGAAGAGGGA